ATGGCAAGGTGAAAGTACTTGCTAAGTTTAAGCCACTGAGGGATGCATGATGTATTGGGTAGTGACAAGAGATAGTCACAACAGAACCAGTCGGCTACATAGTTAAAAAGATTCACTAGAGTCCGATCTCTATAACTCGGTAATTAAGAATCGAGAGTACCGAAAGGGCTCTCATAGTTGCGTACCGAACGGGCGCAAAGGAGAAAAAAATGACAAAGCAAATGAATATTAGTGACTTTCACAAGTTCTTTCTGGGCTTCGATACTATGACCCCAGACTTCTTTTCAAACGCCCCTATGACAGGGTATCCTCGATACAATGTACTCAAGTGTGGATCCGACGGCTATCGTGTAGAAGTCGCTGTTCCAGGCTGGGACAAAGAAGATATTGAGATTACGTTTGATAAGAATGAACTTCGTATTGAAGGCACTGCAAAGCAAGAAGCAGATGAAGATGAAGAATTCGTCTATAAAGGTTTGAGTGGTAAGACATTTACTCGGGTGTTCAAAGTAGGAACGAACATAAAGTTACAGGAAGCATATATGAAGAACGGTCTTCTATGTGTGTCGCTTTATCAAGAAATTCCAGAAGAGCAGAAAGCACAGGTGGTAACAATTAATGACGCCTAAACCTCGACTATTTCGACGCTTAAACACTTATGGTATATATGTACTGAGTCTATGGACAATTAGCACAATGCTTTTGTGTGTGTCGTCCTTATCTTGACTAATTCCTGCCTGGGCTATGTCTCAGGCAGCTTTTGAGAATACAATGCCCTATTTAATTATTTTAATACTTGTAGGTTCCATGGGAAGCGGAGCACTATGGTATTATAAAGATACACAAAGCACAATAGCAACACTGCGAGATAACAATAGTAAGCTCGTTATAGCAGCAGAAACAAACCAAGATACTATCGAGTCTCTAGAACGAGACTTTCAATTAGCCCAAGAAAACATGCTTGCTCTTCAAGAACGTGCAAAAGAAGCAGAAGCATACCAAGATGAGCTATCCGCAAAGCTTCGACGGCATGACCTAACAGTACTAACTATGCAGAAGCCAGGTCTCATAGAGAAGAGAGTAAACAATGCTACAGCAAAAATTTTCACACAATTGGAAGAAGATAGCGGTAACAAGCCTGATACTCAGTAGTTTTATTGGTTGTGCAACACCCGAGCCTATTGTAGTTACTAAAACAAATTATGTAGTAAAAAAGATCCAACTACAGGCTCAGCCCAAACCTTTAAACCTGCACCGTGTAAAGTTCTATGCAGTAACTCCCGAGAATATGGAAGAGTTCCTGCAAAAGTTTGAAGAAGAATCGGGCGGGGTTCCAGTATTCTTTGCACTTAGTATTCCTGACTATGAAAATATGTCATTGAATGTCGCAGAGCTACGTAGGTATATAAACCAGCAAAAAGCTCTTGTAATCTACTATGAAGATAGTATCACTCAAATGATCGAGCAGACTCCTGAGAATACCGAGGAGACAGTAACGCCAGAACCTGGGAGGTTGGATAAATTATGGAACTTTGGAAAAAACCCGTAGCAATAGATATGAGATTCGGATTCGAAGTCACAATGTACTTTAGCGTGAGGTAGCTATGCCACTCGAACCACTATTTTGGTGGATGTCTCCCTATAGAGACTCTACTTATCAATGGCGCTTTGGCTACGAAAGAGTAAGACTAGTAGTATTGCCAGAAGAAGAAAAGCGCAAGTATCTGGAGAAACAGAATGAATCAAGAAAAGTTGTACGAAGAAATTAAAGCAGACGAAGGTGAAGTCTTAGAAATCTACAAAGACCACCTGGGCTACGAGACTTTCGGAATCGGCCATCTAGTAACTAAAACAGACCCAGAACATGGTAAGCCAGTAGGAACCCCTGTAAGTTCTGACCGAGTTCGTGAAGTATTTAAGGATGATATTGCTACTTCAATCTACTACTGCGAAGCACAGTTTAATAAATGGCATTCCTGGCCTGAAGAAGTGCAGCTAATTATGGTCAACATGATGTTTAATATGGGGCCCACACGTATGGCAAAGTTCAAGAATATGCAGACCCAGCTCTCCATAGGAGATTGGAAGGAAGCAGCCGTAGAGGGTCGAGACTCTCTTTGGTACAAGCAAGTTACAAATCGAGCTGAAAGGCTTATGTCCAGACTAGAGAATGTATAACTAAGGAATAATAATGAAAGTAGCTTTAATTAGCCACAGCCAAGCACCCTATGATGATAGTTTACATAAAGCATCACCGTTAGACCTCGTAGCATACTGTGCGCGAGTGTCTAACCCCTCCAATCAAAATAATACAGAAACCAATGAAAAGCTTGTAAAGTACCTAATTAAGCACAAGCATTGGTCTCCTCTCGAAATGGTTTCAGTATGTCTAGAAATTGAAACTACTAGAGACATTGCTCGACAAATACTTCGACACCGTTCTTTCTCCTTCCAGGAATTTAGTCAGCGCTATGCAGACATTCGTGAGCAGGGAGATGATTGGATTCTGCGAGAAGCACGAATGCAGGATACTACTAATCGACAGAATAGTATACCTTGTGAGAATGACTATATCAAGGAAAGGTGGGAAGAAGAACAGTTAAAAGTAATAAAACAAGCAGATACAGCTTATAAGTGGGCACTCTACAACGGTATTGCTAAAGAGCAGGCACGAGCAGTGCTACCAGAAGGGCTGACTAGAAGTCGTATGTATGTAAATGGTACTCTACGTAGTTGGGTTCATTATATTGAACTGCGCAGAGAGAACGGTACTCAACAAGAACACATGGATATAGCTGTTGCTTGCGCTGAAGTGATAGCACGAATTTTCCCACTGGATACATTATGCCCCTAGAATATATGGTTACATATAAAAGGCGAGGACACAATACTTATACAAAGTTCAAAGAGTATGCAAAAGCAGTGTCCTTTGCCCAGCACGCTACCACGAAGTATGATACTCAGGTAGAAGTACGAAACTATAAGACAGATGAGCTTATTTTTACTGCAAATCCTGAAATAGATCTTGACAGTGAGCTTCGTATTTAGTATAATATATAAAATTTCGGAGTAACCATGAATTTATTTTACTTAGACGAAGATTTAGACAAGTGTGCAGAAGCGCACGTAGACAAACACGTAAACAAGATGATACTCGAAGCAGCACAGCTATTGTGCACTGCTATCTGGGTAGACACACTTCTCGGCTTTGTACCTCGCGCTCTTGAGAAAGACGAGGCTGCAGTGCTGAACGAGTACAAAAAGGTAGAGAAACCTCTCACGCCTGAGGAACGACAACTTACACCCTATCTCGGCATGATGTATAATCATCCTTGCACGATATGGACACGATCATCGTTAGACAACTATGAGTGGACTTGGTGCTATGCACACGCTCTAGCAGAGGAGTTTAGATATAGGTATGGAAAGGAACACAAATCCTTTTGGCAAGTCATCAACAAATTACCAGAACCAGTCAACATTAAACGAGTTGGTTTTACCACGTTTGGACTTGCGATGCCTGAAATACTCAAAGACTATGACAATCCTATACAGTCTTACCGTGACTATTATCATCTTGATAAGGCAACCTTCGCCAGTTGGAGCCATAGACCCACCCCCGATTGGTGGGATGAGTCTCTCGCTGACTACGAACAGAGGATCACAGCGAAATGAGCGTTGAAGTATGTGTTAAATGCGGAGAATATATGTCCGGAGATGGGTACACTATACCACTTCACTGCCCTAATGCATGGGAAGTAGACTGGTGGTACAGCGAACCAGACAGCGGGCCTTGGTATTGTAACTATGAGGACGATGAAGATGAATAATCTTGAGATAGCTGTTACTACAATCGTAGTTCTAGTGTTTATAGGAGTGCTGACTTGGGTTTACTCAGAGGACGCTTGAAGAAAGGGTGGAGAATCTGGGCAAAAAGCTTAGGTGAGAAAGTAGGTGAAACAGACAAGCAAGCAGACAGTATAGCTATTATTCGTACCATCTGGTGGCTTACTCACATGGCCACCTGCATCTTTATTATACTCAACGCCATAGCAAATCATGGATGGAATTTATTTAACTTATGAAACCCTTAGAAATTTTTGACTATAAAAGAGGTTGGATGCCAGGCTATGAAGTAGTTGTGCACTCTGACCTGAGAGATCATGCAAAAGACTGGTGTAAGACCAGACTAGAAAAGCACCAGTATGCTATAAAGACTTGGACACATATATACGCATTCACTTATTGTTTTGAACGAAAAGAAATCGCAGATATGTTTACAAGTGAGTTTAAAGATTGGGTAAATAAAGGAATAGACTAATGAAAGGTGTAAAGTACGACGGCCAAAAGCCGGATATGTACCTCTTGCCACCCCTAGCCACGCTAGAAGTGGGCAAAGTATTAACTTACGGAGCTAATAAGTATTCTCCTGATAATTGGAGAAAGCTCGAAGGACTACAAGAACGCTACTCTAGTGCGGCAATGAGGCATCTTCTCGCACACATGAGCGGAGAAGCAAACGATGAGGAAACAGACATGTCGCATTTAGCACATGCAATCTGTTGTTTACTATTTAAATTGGAGGATGAATTACTTGGCCAGAGTGAAGAAAAAAGACTACGAGAATCTGTCAGCATCGAATATACAGAAAGTGATAACCCTACTGAATCCCCCAGCAGAGAATGGGGTAAAGCCGATAACGAAAAAGGAAGCGTGCGGGATTCTGAATATTTCGTACAATACGGCGAGACTGTCTAGTATTATAGACGACTATGAGGAGAGAGTATCTTATGTACAATTACGAAAATCTCAGAACCGAGGTAAGGCAGCCAGCGAAATGGAAATCTCAGAAGTCATTCGAGATTACTTATCAGGGGATCCAATTGCAACTATCGCCAAATCTCTCTACCGCTCCCCCGGCTTCGTCAAAGCAGTTGTGGAAAAAGTCGGAATCCCTAGTCGAGGAGTATCTAAAGAAGAAAGGCTTTCCATAGGATACCTCCCAGAAGAGTGCGTATCTCTAGAGTTTAGTCCTGGAGAGATAGTATGGTCGGCGAGGCATCATGCCCCTGCAGAGATACAAACGGAAATTTCTGTCGAATACCAGAACAGCCATGTAGGTCTGGGTAATTGCAACTATGAAGATAAGTACGGAGCCAAGTGCTATTCTATATGGGTGAGAGAAGAGATCGACACAGATAAAGACTTCTGGATTGCAGGAATCGAGACAGGTGGGTACAGTGCCTTTTCTCTGGCATACGACCTCGGGTCTCTAAGACATTTAGAAAAATACGGAGTTGATTTCTCACGTTTATAAAAATAGTTCTTGACATTTTCCTTTGATTGGTAGTATAATATATTTTCAAAATTGAGGAAAGAAATGTCTGACCGATTTTACCAACAACAACTTAATCGTCTGGGTGTTTGCCCAGGTTCAATCAATAAAAAGAGGAAACGAAGAATGGCATGGACAGATGAATCCAAAGCTCAAGCAGTTGCAATGTATGAAGAGCAAAGCCCAACCCCCGAAACCAGCATGGAGATTGTAAAAGCAATCGCAGAAGAACTAGATGAATCTCCTAATGGTGTTCGTATGATTCTTACCAAAGCTGGCGTATATGTCAAGAAGACCCCTGCAGCCGGAGGCACAACTAAAGCGGCTGGCAGTACCGGAGGTACACGAGTATCTAAAGCAGATGCTCAAGAAGCCCTCATCGCAGCACTTTCTGACGCTGGACAAAGCGTAGATGAAGATGTTATTTCAAAGCTGACTGGTAAAGCAGCTCAATACTTTACTGGAGTTATTGCCGCAATCGGTTCATAACTTATTAGTTTTTTACTGAAACCACTCTCTTAACGGAGAGTGGTTTTCTGCTGTCTGAATAAATAACCTTAGAGTTCGGCAATGTAAAAAATTTTACTGACCTGCTACCTAAGGAGTAGATGTGTGAAAAAAGAAGAATTAGCAGATATTGTAAATCAGTATGGAGATGCAATCATTACTTATCGGAGTGAGAACTCTAATAAGCTAAAGTATAATGTATGCACTCTAGACTTCAGTACCCCCTATATAGTTGGCAAGAAAAATAGAGCAAAAGAATCATCGGACACTCTTCTGATGTTCTGCTGGGATACAGACTCTTATCGACTATTGAAACCTGGCAATGTAACTAGTGTTGTCCCTCTCTCTTCCGTCCTACGGAACGAGGATTAATTATGCTATTACATGAAGCTCCAGAAATGTATGAGAAAGTTGTTCATTATGATGAAGCCAAGGAAGTACAGGTACGGCTTACCGTAAGTGCTTTTAGAGGCGTGGAGTATTTGCACCTTCGTAAATACTACCTTGATTTTAATGAAGAGTGGAAGCCTACACCGGAAGGTATAGCTATGCCACTTGACCTCTCAAACTCCAAGGAACTCTTCGTAGGGTTAACGGAAATACTTTCTCTAGCAGAAAGTAAAGAAATTATAGAAGAGCACTTCCAGGACTTGATCAATAACCTATACTTAAAATAGTTCTTGACTTTTCCCTAAACTTTTAGTATAATATCTTTTCAAATTTGGGAGATATTATGCAAGATTTTCTTGAAAAGGTGAGTGTCGCTTACTACTCTGGCTATCCGATGATTTCAGATGCAGAGTTTGACGCACTTGCTAAGAAGTATAATTTTGAGTCTGTAGGTCATCAGGTAACTGATGGTGTACCGCATCTTTATAAGATGTACTCCCTACAAAAGTTTTTTGATATTTCCGAAGCACCACTTGGCCTAGACCAGTACATTGTTACTCCTAAGCTCGATGGTGCAGCAGTCTCTTTACTTTATGTAAATGGACACCTCGCACTCGGACTAACGAGAGGGGACGGTAATCTTGGCCGAGAGATTACCGACAAGCTATCTACACTAGTACCTACTCAGGTCTCTTTCAAAGGAGAAGTGTTTATTACTGGAGAGATAGTTTGCCCCTCTACCGTTACAAATGCAAGAAACGTCGCAGCGGGGTCACTAAATCTAAAGGATCTGGAAGAGTTTCGTACTCGTCCACTGACTTTCGTGGCCTACAGTATACAGGGCATTTCGCATGACTTGTATACTACTGCGCTTTCTTCTTTGGCCCAAGAAGGCTTTGCAGTTGTTAATACCTTCGATGCCTCTAACTATCCTACGGATGGTTTGGTATATCGTATAAACAGTACTCAAACTTTCACCAAATTGGGATATACAGCTCATCACCCGCGAGGCGCTTTTGCTCTCAAAGAGCAGAAGGCGGGTGTACATACAGAATTGCTCGATGTTGTGTGGCAAGTTGGCAAATCTGGAGTAGTCAGTCCAGTCGCCATTCTTGAACCAGTCGAAGTGGGGGACGCTCTAGTGAGCAGAGCTACCTTACACAACATTGAGTACATTCGCTCCCTTGACCTCGAAATCGGATGTAAAGTCGAGATTATTCGCAGTGGCGAAATTATTCCTCGTATTTTGCGGAGAGTAGACTAAAAGTGAACCTATCGAAAAATAATTCTTGACAATCATGTTATTTTTTCGTATAATATACTTTCAATTTCAGAGGAATAGCTAATGCTCGCAATTCAAGCCCCCACCCAGTGTCCTTCTTGTGACTCTGCGCTTGTGTGGTCTAACCATCTGCTTTATTGTAAAAACTCCGCTTGCGGAGACAAAGCATCTAAGCGTATAGAGCATTTCGCAAAAACCCTAAAAATTAAGGGCCTGGGCCCTGCTGCTATATCCAAATTACCTATTTCGGATATGGCAAGCATATACAGTCTCACTATCCGTGAGATTGCAGAATCCCTTTCCTCTGAAAAGTTGGCCGACAAGCTCTATGCGGAGATTGAGAACTCTCGTTCTGCTCCCTTAGAGCTTGTTCTGCCAGCGTTTGGTATTCCGTTAATTGGTAATACGGCGTCAAAAAAGTTGTCTACAGAAATAGAGCACATTAGTGAATTAAATGAGGACACTTGTAGGCGTGCCGGACTAGGGCCAAAAGCTACGGAGAACCTTCTCCAGTGGTATCACTGGGACTTCTCGGAGCAAGATTATCCTTTCTCCTTTAAGTTTAGTAAGACTGCTCCTGTATCCAATACAGGCGGTGTAGTATGCATCAGCGGTAAGTTGAAGAGTTTCAAGACTAAAGCTGAAGCTACCGCTGCTTTGAATAGCAAAGGATATGAAGTAAAAAGCAGCCTTACAAAGCAAGTAACGATTCTAGTAAACGAAAGTGGAGTAGAATCATCTAAAACTAAACAAGCCAGAGAATCTGGTATTACTATAGTAAACAACCTAAATTCTTTTTTGGAGAACTAAAATATGGCACTTCCTAAGTGGACTGAAGAGCGTACAGCTCAATTAATTTCCTTCGTCGGTGACGAAACCCCTATCTCACAAAACACTGTTGCTGAAGCATCAGAAGTTTTGGGAACCACTACTCGTTCTGTCTCTAGCAAATTGCGAAAGATGGGTCACGACGTAGAAAAGGCTTCCGAGCGTGCTAGCCGTACTTTCTCGGCTGACCAAGAAGCCACTCTTGCTGCTTTTGTTTCTGACAACAGCGGTGAATACACCTATGCTCAAATCGCGGAAAACTTCGCTGGCGGAGAGTTCTCTGCCAAGTCAATCCAAGGCAAAATCTTGTCTATGGAACTAACTGACCACGTTGCTCCCGCTCCTAAAGTAGAGACTGTTCGTACTTACTCTCCTGATGAAGAAGCAACTTTCATCAGCATGGTAAATGACGGCGCTTTTGTTGAAGCTATTGCAGAGGCTCTTAGCCGATCTGTAAACTCTGTTCGTGGTAAGGCTCTCAGCCTGCTTCGTTCTGGCGAGATTGATGCTATTCCTCGTCAGGAGCACACCAAGGGTGGCGCTAAAGAAGATCCTTTAGCAGACCTCGGTGATGTATCAGGTATGACTGTTGAAGAGATTGCAGAAGCTATCAACAAAACACCTCGTGGTGTAAAAACTATGCTAACTCGTCGAGGCCTTGTTGCTTCTGACTATGACGGCGCTTCTAAAAAAGAAAAAGCAGCTAGCTAATAGCCTTTCTTTTTTGTGCAATCGTAGCGGGATCGTTGCGATTGCTTTTTTTATGTGGTTTTCGGGGATAAAAATTGAATATTGCAAGTGCCTTAATCAAGCAGGTTATATTGCTCCAGGATTCAGATACCTGGAGTTATTTGCGTAGGCACTATTTACCCACCGAATACCACACTATTTTTGGTGTTATCGACGGACACTCTCAGAAGTTTCATAAGATTCCTACATTTGAGGATTTAAAGTATGAAGTTCGAGACAGTGCCACGCAGGAAAAGCTTCTTGCTATCGAGTCACTAGATGTTGAAGCAGAGCCAGCAATGCTTCTTCAATACCTCAAGAACGAGTATACTCAAAAAGAGATACTTTTGTCTCTTGAGGGCTACATTGATAATTCCATATCTTTTGAAGATGCGGAAGAATCTGTAGCACACCTTCATCAAATTGTTCTAGACATAGAAGATAAAGTGGAACTAGAACAGCCGCAGGAAAGTATGCAACGTATTTCTTTGTTTCCTGATGAAGATGAACTGGATAAGTACCTGCCCCTCGGACTCAATACCGCGTTTGACGATGAGTTCAAGTTTTCTCCCCGAGACTTGATTCTCGTTGGCGGTAAACGAGGGGCAGGGAAATCTATTACCTGTGCTAATATTGCAAACACTGTATATGAGAATGGAAAGTCGGCAATCTACTTCACTATTGAAATGGATAGCCGTGAGATTTTACAGCGATGTTGTGCTATTGCTACTGGCGTATCCCACGAGAAAATCCGAAAACGGCAACTCAGTGTCCTTGAATGGGAGAAAGTAGCAGGCTGGTGGGCTGCTCGATTTGTGGACGGGCAAGAGAGATTATTAGAGTATAAAGAAGATCATCGTGACTTTGATAAGTTGCATCATCAATTGAAAACTAGCTGCGAGCTTCTCCCGACTCAACAGCTAGATGTAGTTTATGATGCCTCTCTTACCTTGTCTAAGATTCGTGCAGAACTCGACAAGAAAGTAAAAGGCGCTATGGATGTTGGAGTCATTATTGTTGACTATATCAACCAAGTAAAGCGTTCTAATATGCCGTCTCGCGGAGGCCAATATGACTGGACAGAGCAGATTGAAGTAAGTAAAGCGCTAAAGTCTATGGCCCAGGAGTATGAAGTACCCATCTATAGTCCCTACCAAATTGACAATACCGGCGAAGCCCGTTTTGCAAAAGGTATACTAGATGCAGCCGATGCTGCGTTTACTATTGACACTTGGGATACAGAGGATGCTATTATGACATTCAACTGTACTAAGATGAGAAGTGGTAAGATGGGTACATTTACTTCTAAAATGGATTGGGAAACTTTAAAGATCGGGCCAGAAACAGCACTTACACCAGACCAACAAGAGGCCGAAGCCCACAAGACTGGTGAAGATATTAACGACATATAAAAATAATTCTTGACACTCCTCTCGATTTTTGATATAATATATTTTCAAATTTCGGTAGGAGTTTTTTTACTTATGGGGATGTTTTATGGATCAATGGCACACACTGTCTCAGGCAGAAAGAAAAAAGTTACTCGAAGAAAAAACAAAGTCTATACGTCAGGGAGTTCCAGTAACTCTCCGGAGCCTTTTAGACGAGAAACACCCGTCTATGCAAGCGTCGCCGGTACAGCTGGAGTTGCCGCTAGAGTGGACGCACCACGTTACACAGGAACCCTTGTCAAAGGTATCGGAACCATGCACAAATCCAATGCAGTCCCGATCATAAATGAACAGGAAATGATAGATATTGCGAGGATGAGAAGATGAAGAAAGTAGGTTTTTGGGTTTATGATTTATACAAGTTTTTCTTTGACCTAAGGATTAATCCCTTACGTCATATTCCTAGCCCCTATACTCAGTTTATATTGATGTTTTACTTATCAGTAATGTGGACTGCAATTTTTACTCTTTGGGCAGGACAAAGCATTTATTTTGGTATTGGCAGTGTAGCAGGGCACTTACTTGTAATCGGCGGCTTTTTTATAACCGCTCTCGTATTTGCAGATGCAGAGAAGAACGGTCATTTGTGGGTTAAGAGAGCTAACTTACCTAAAGTAGAGGATAGAAAATCAGTATGGGACTTGGAGAAAGAAGGGTGATGGCATACGAAGTAGTTAAAGTAGAGTCTTTGTTTGATATACTCGAAGTCGCAATCTCAGAAGAAGACTGGGAGCGCGCAGAGCTTATGTTAGCAAAGATTTCAATTTACTATCAAAAGTTGACAGACTTCCAGACAGACTACTACAATCATTGTCAATCTATTGTAGACGACTGTTATATTGACGACTATCCCGAGCCCTCAGAACTTGATGAGTGGCACTCCTTCGATCCGGACTGCTAATGAACGTAGAAGAACTTTTACAAAGTAAAGATGTACCTTACGTACCTAAAGGTAAGGACTATGTAGTCTCGTGCTTAAATCCTGAGCATGCTGACCGCAATCCCAGTATGAGAATTGATCAGATTACTGGTATTTATCAATGCTTCTCTTGTGGATTCAAGGGAAGTCTTTTTGTGCATTTTGGGGAAAAGTCAAGTTTTTTACACTTACGCAGGGAACTTGTAAAGAAAAAAATTCGTGAAAAGAGAGCTGAAAGTGTAGGCTTGACTTTTCCTCCAAGTGCATTACCCTATGTTGGAAATTGGAGAGGTATCCGACCAGAAACTTATCGCAAATTCGAAGCATTTCAAGAACATGAAACATTTATAGGCAGAATAGTGTTTCCGATTCGAGATATTTCTGGTAAAATAGTTGCTTTTAATGCCCGTCATATGACTGGAGGCACACCAAAGTACCTAATAAACCCCCCTGGGGCACGGATGCCTCTCTTCCCTTCCAAAGTAGAGGCAATACAAGGAAGTGTCATACTCGTAGAAGGTATATACGATATGATTAACTTACATGACAAAGGATTAACTAATGCAGTATGCTGCTTCGGCACTCGAAACATTAACGAAGATAAGCTATCTATTCTACGACTGCAAGGTGTAGAGGAAGCAATTGTTTTCTTTGACGGGGACGATGCGGGGCAGAATGCCGCAGCAAAAGTAAAAGAAATGTGCGAAGCCACCGATCTACTTACAAGAAATGTTAATCTAGAAAGTACAGACCCTGGAGGACTAAGTGAAGCCCAGGTTACTAAATTAAAAGCCAAATTATACGCATAGGAGTATGCAAATGACGAGCCCAAGGGTTGCTCTAATAGAAACCAAACCAAGCAGAACAAACTTTAAAGAAGAGTTCGACAACGCGTTTGAATTTGACCAGTTTCAACTCTGTTCAGATCCGAGCATAAAAAAAGTATTAAAAAGAGACTGCGATATTGAAGTTAATATCGACGAGTACGACTGGGTTATTCTAGTAGGTTCGGACGCTCTTAAATACTTTACTAAAATCACTTCAGTAACAGAATATTCTGGTAAGAAGGTAGAGAGTAAGTTTTTGCCTGTTATTAATCCCGCGATGTTAGCCTTTAAACCAGAGGCTAAAAATACATGGGAATCTTCTAAGGATAATATTATCTCCCATATTCGTGGTGAGATAGAAGATGTTGTTATTGATGAAAGTATCGCTTTTGGGATACAAGATACGGAGACAGCAAATGAATTCATTAGGAATGCCCTCGAACACCCCCTCGGATATATCGCCCTCGACTCTGAGACGACTGGTCTTTATCCTCGGGACGGTCACATGTTGGGGATCAGCCTTAGTTATAACGGCGAGTGCGGTGCTTACATCAATACCGATTGCTTTGACGACACCACTGAAGCACTGCTCCAACAACTTTTTGACAGGAAGATTGTAGTATTTCACAATGCCAAGTTTGATATGGCATTCTTTGAGTATCATTTTAACTTCAAGTTTCCTAACTTTGAAGATACAATGTTGCTCCATTACCTCATAGACGAGAATCCCGGAGGACATGGTCTCAAACAGTTATCGCTAAAGTATACTCCCTACGGAGACTACGAAAAGCCTATGTATGACTGGATTGACCAGTACCGAAAGGAAAACGGTGTATTGAAGGGAGATTTTCAGTGGGGATCTATTCCTTTTGATGTAATGAAAACATATGCAGCAATGGATGCTGTATGTACTTTTCTTATTTACGAAAAATTTGTAAAAATTAAGCAAAATAAAAAGCTGGCTTGGGTATACGAGAATATTCTTATTCCGGGCTGTAGATTCCTTACAGACACTCAAGACAATGGTGTTCCTTTTCACAAGATGAGACTTCTAAAGTCGCAGTCTTTGATGCAA